ATGACGTTAAACGTCAAGTAGTATGATTAAATAAATATAAATTAAATTATTTTTAATCAATGTGCTTGACTGAATGTTGCGAAAAATATAGTGTTTTTATTAAGCTAAGAGGAGCTAACCGGATTAGGAACAATAGTATTAATCCAATCCTCTGAGTTCATTAAAATCCTTACAAATAGTCTAGCTTCTTCATGAGCTAGGCTATTACTTTAAAGGCGAAAACTAAGCTTATGGCCAGACTAAGAGTAAACAAGACGCAAATGACTGAGATATGTGAAAGCATAGCTGAAGGCATTAGTTTGACCAGGATATGTAACCAAAGTAAGCATTTACCTTCTTGGAGAACTGTTTTAAGGCATGTTCAAGAGAATGAAGAAGCTTATGGTTTATATAGACAAGCCAGAGTTCTTCAATGCGAAGTGATGCGAGATCAGATCATAGATCTAGTCGAAGCTCCGCTGCCTAACGATCCGAAGCTGGCAATGGCTGAGGTTCAGAGAAGAAGGCTGGAAGCCGATCATAAGGATAAGCACATAAGACAGATGCAGAGTAGCGGACTAAGAGATAAGCCAGAAGATAAAGGTGCAGCACAAGGGCAGATTACGTTGAGCTGGCAGAATGGAACAGTAGAGACTGTGACGTAGTTGCTGTGATTTGTCTACAATCATGGCAGTATTCACGCACACGAGTTTAATAATAGTAATGCAACACACAACCATTATCATTTAAAATTAATTACCTGGTTTCGTAATCAATAATGTAACCAATGAGCTGTGATCTAAGCTGCAGTTAAGATCCATACGAGATTTGATAGCGTAACATGGGGTGGCAAAAATATTTTTATACCCCCCATACCCCCCAAACGATCCGGGCGCTTCTCTATACCATAACATATCCTTGCTTTGGAGTGTCTGACACATGAACATTGAGATACCCTATAAGCCAAGACCACTCCAGGCAAAGCTACACGCTGAGCTGGATAAGAAGCGCTGGGGTGTAGTTGTATGTCACAGACGATTTGGCAAGACTGTGATGGCTATAAACCACTTGCTGAGGGCAGCAATACTGAACACAAAGAACAACCCTAGATACGCTTATATAGCGCCCACTTATAGGCAGGCTAAGATGGTGGCCTGGTCTTACTTGAAAGAGTTTGCTTTGAAAGTGCCTATGGCATCTTTTCATGAAACTGAGCTTAGATGTGATTTGCCGAATGGTGCAAGAATACAGCTTCTGGGTTCTGAGAATTTTGATTCGCTGAGGGGAATTTACCTTGATGGATGCGTAATTGATGAAATGGCTGATATCCCGGAGAGTTTATTTCCGACTGTGTTAAGACCGGCTTTATCTGATCGTAAAGGATGGGCTTTTTTTATTGGAACGCCTAGAGGACATAACGCTTTTTATGATCTTTATGAAGCGGCTACGAATAGTAATGATTGGTTTACCCAGGTTTATAAGGCTAGTGAAACTGAGATTGTTGATGAGGAAGAATTAGTAGCGGCTGAATCAATGATGAGCGCTGACCAGTACGCCCAGGAATTTGAATGTTCATGGGTGGCGAATGTACCAGGATCTATTTTTGGGAAAGAATTACAGCAGGCGCAGGAAGCCGGTAGGGTTGGAAACGTGCCATATGATACAGCTCATAGGGTTGATACCTGGTGGGATCTGGGAATAGGCGATAGCACCGCTATTTGGTTTACGCAGAATGTAAGTAGGGCAGTACATGTTATTGACTATTATGAAGCGAGGGGTGAAGGGCTACCCCACTATGCTAAAATACTTGCAAATAAAGATTATGTTTATGGCACTCACAATGCGCCGCATGATATTGAAGTTCGAGAACTTGGAACGGGAAAGAGTCGCAGGGAGATCTCCTATGACTTGGGGATCAACTTTCGGGTTGTTCCAAAGCTACCTATTGAAGATGGTATACATGCTGCACAGATGCTTATATCACGCACTTGGTTTGACCAGGACAAGTGTAAAGTCGGACTCGAAGCGCTTAGACACTACCACAGAGCCTATAACGAAAGACTTAGGACTTTTAGAGCCACTCCGGTACATGATTTCTCAAGTCATGCGGCGGATGCGTGGAGGTACTGTGGCGTGGGAATTAAAGAAAACAAAACCTTTGAAAGACCGCCACAAGAAATAGCGGATAGTAATTACAATGTTTTTGGAGTAGCAGTTTAATGTCGTTTTTATCACCCAAAGTTCAAGCTCCTCCTCCAGTTGAAGCTGCACCACCTCCACCGGCAGTTGTAAAACCAAACACAGCAATCCAGGCGGAAGCGGATAGAAAAAGAACTGACCCTAAGAAAAAGTCTAGGAAGAAAACTATTTTAACTGGACCGACTGGAATGATTGAAGATGAAGAAATAACTTATAAATCTTTATTAGGTTCTTAATATGGGAGCTGAAACAAGTGATCCTGGTGGGCAAGATACTGTTGACCAGATGGAAGAAGAAAACGCCATAGCAGGAATGACAGATGCGCAAAGCCAGGCTCAAATGTCTGAAGCTGGATTAGCTTCTGGTTTTGGTGACTATGCTGGCAGTACATCTTTAAGCCAGCAACAAAAAGGCTCAATAACTGGAAGCCAGGTAATGGATGCTTTAGTTCCTGGTGTTGGAACTTTGTCTATTGTATCAAGTTTAAGTGCCGGTTATATGCAACAAAGCCTTCAAAGGGGAGCTTCTCCGGTGTATGGAGCAAGAGGTGTTGAAGGTGTTGTCAATGAAACGCAAGCTTTTGGAACGACATTTAAAACTTACAGCGGCAATCCAGACTTAGATCCTATCGGTGGGAGCAATCAAGGTAGTGATGATAACAGCTCTGGGCAGATTATATCTCCTCAGATTAATAAAGTTGTTAGTGCGCCAAGCGCTCCAGCGGCTTCTGGTCCTGGAGTTGATCCCAATGATGTCGTTTACGCTAGGTCGGCTTCTGCTTCAAAGCGAGTGAGTCGAAAAGGTACAATTTTAACAAGTCCGCAAGGTGACACAACACAATTAACAACGATTTTAAAACCAGGACTTAAAGGAACTTTAGGATAAATGGCAGAGATTGATTCAACAGCTCACCTCCTTTTAAAAAGGTTAGGTAGTCTGGAAACCCAAAGAGCTACCTGGGAAAGTCATTGGCAAGAAATAGGTGACTACGTTGTTACCAGGAAAGCCGATATAACTAAGAAAAGATCCCCTGGTGATAAGAACACCGAGCTTATGTTTGACACAACAGCTCCATTAGCGGCTGAACTTTTAAGCGCTTCCCTTCATGGGATGCTTACAAATATGTCAACTAAATGGTTTTCTCTTAGGTTTAGAGATCGAGAGCTGGAATCTAGTGATGAAGCTAAAGAATGGTTAGGAACTGTTGAAGATGTTATGTACCAGGCGTTCGCCAGGTCTAACTTTGCTGAGCAGATCCATGAATTATACCACGATTTAATCACTTTTGGTACTGGTGTTCTGTTTATAGAGCGTGATGATGACTTCCAGATTAGGTTTTCAGCCAGGCATATATCGGAATGTTACGTTTCAGAAGATGATAATGGCCGAGTTGATACAGTTTTTAGAAAATTTAAGATGCCAGCTAGGGCAGTTGTCAATAAATTTGGCGTGGAAAACATGTCACAGAAGATTTTAAAGAGGGAATCTGAGAACCCTTACGAAATGATTACGTTAATTCACGCTGTTTTTAAGAGGGATGAACGAGATATAACAAAAATAGACGCTGGTAATAAGCCAGTAGCTTCTGTTTATTTAGATCCAGAAGGGAAAACTGTCTTATCAGAAAGTGGATTTGATGAATTTCCTTACTGCGTACCCAGGTTTTTAAAGAGTTCTTATGAAGTTGGTTATGGAAGATCGCCTTCAATGGTGGCTTTACCAGATATAAAAATGATTAACGTTATGAGTCAAACTACGATCCGAGCAGCGCAAAAGCAAGTTGATCCTCCCCTACTTGTTCCGGATGATGGATTTGTGCTGCCGGTTCGTACAGTTCCAGGCGGTCTAAACTTTTATAGATCGGGAACAAGGGATAGAATTGAGCCATTAAATATTGGCGCTAATAATGTTCTTGGCCTTAACATGGAGGAACAGCGTAGAAAAGCTATCCAAGCGGCTTTCTATGTTGACCAATTACTTCTTGGACAAGGGCCACAAATGACAGCAACTGAGGTTGTTCAAAGGTCTGAAGAAAAGATGAGGATGCTTGGCCCAGTTTTAGGAAGGCTACAATTCGAGTTATTACAACCACTTATAACCAGAACCTATAATTTACTTTCAAGACAAAAAGCATTTGATGCCGCTCCAGAGTTTATGAGAAGTAGTGATATTGAGATTGAATACGTTTCACCATTAGCAAAAGCCCAGCGCCAGGGTGATGTCCAATCCATGATGAGATTTTTAGAAATGTTATCTCCATTTGCTCAGATTGATCCTTCTATATTAGATCACTTAGATACGGATGGCATGGCTAAAGAAATGATTAAAGTTCTTTCTATCCCAGCTTCTGTGATTAAAGGTGATGAAGAAGTTGCCCAGGTAAGAGAACAGAGACAACAACAACAACAGCAACAAGCAGAGCAGCAGCAGATGATGCAAACCGCAGAAGCGGCTGGCAATGCAGCTCCTATGTTGAAAGCTATCGAATAATGGACCAGGTTGATTTAAGGCAATCCTATAAGACTATCTTAAAGTCAAATGATGGCGTGAAGGTTATGGCGGATCTGGAACGAAGGTATTTTATTAAAGGTACTACGTTTTCAAATGAGTCAAATGAAATGGCATATTGTGAAGGGCAGCGCACAGTAATTTTATTTTTACAATCCATGCTGCAGGATGAAATCAAAAGAGAGGAAGTGGCGGAAATATGAGTGATGAGCAGGTAGCGGATGCTCCGGTTGATGCCGGACAAGCAACGTCTGTCGAGCCAACAAATGATTGGCGCACAGCAATTCCAGAAGAAATTAGAGGCCATAAAAGCCTAGAAACAATTACTGATGTAGGATCATTAGCAAAATCCTTTGTCAATGCACAATCTATGATTGGAGCTGACAAGGTAGCGATCCCTGGTAAATATGCGACTGATGATGATTGGAGCGCAGTTTATGATAAAATGGGAAGGCCTGCTGAAAGTTCTGGTTATGAACTTGAAAATAAAATAGCAGAAGGCCAGGCTGAAAATGTAGAAATGATGACTGGCTTTAAAGATGTCGCTCATAAACTTGGGCTGCAGCCAAAGCAGGCGCAAGGTCTATTGAATTGGTTTAATGATACCACAGCTCAAGAAGCTCCAGATCCAAACGCTATGGTAATAAAGCAACAACAGACAGTTGATAACCTTAAAAAAGAAATGGGAGCTGCATTTGATGACAACATTGCCCTGGGTAATGGAGTTTTATCAGAGTTTGGAACAGATGATATTGTAAGTTTAAAGATGGAAGATGGTTCTTTATTCGGAGATAACCCAGATGTTATAAGAATGATGTCTAAGTTAGGAAGATTCCTAAAAGAAAAGGTTGGCGAGGACACACTTGCTGGCACAAAGATGAGCGGTGCGCCAACAAAT